TGCGGATAGTGGACCAGCCGAGCCTGACCCTGATAAGAAGACAGGATTTGACTATGCGACTAATACTACTACAGATAGTGTTAACCCAAATGTCTTATCTACTTCTGAAACAGCCACTTCGGATAAGGTCGAAGATTCACCATTAAGTAATGTTGAAGCTAAACCTTATACAAAAGTTGACTATAAAAAAAGATATGATGACCTAAAGCGTTATTATGATAGGAAACTTGGTGAGTGGAGTAACAAAGAAGGAGACCTCAAAGCACAGCTTCGAGATAACCGACCTAAATACACCCCACCTAAAAGTGCTGATGAACTTAGTGCTTTTAAAAAAGATTACCCTGACATTTATGGCGTGGTGGAAACTGTATCTCACTTGCAATCTCAAACAGAGATGAAAGGTTTGCAGGAAGAAGTTAACTCTTTGAAAAAAGCTAACACAGCTTTATCACAGAGAGAAGCTCAATTAGAGTTATCGAAATTTCATCCAGACTTTAATCAAATTAAAGAATCAGATGATTTTCATAATTGGGCAGACACACAACCCATGGAAATTAAGAAGTGGGTTTATGAGAATACTTCAGATGGTAAACTTGCTGCAAGAGCAGTTGACCTGTATAAGAAAGACCGAGGACTTGGATTAGATAAAAAAGCCACAGAAGATAAAAGAGTTACTCAAGGTGCTGATTTGTTAGTTAAAACTAACGAACAAATTCAACCACCAACGAATAATAAAGTTATCTTTAAAAGTTCTGACTTTGAAAAAATGTCAGACGCTGAGTTTGAAAGAAATGAGAAATCTATTCTGATGGCTCAGAGAGAAGGTAGAATTACTAAAGATTAGTAAAACTACTATTTTTATCAACCAAACAAAAAGGAGTCATAAATTATGGCAAATTTTGCAGGTTCAAGTACTACTAACTTTGGTGGAGAAACACCTACAGGAACTCAGGAGAATGCCTTTTGGGTACCTCAAATATATTCCAAGAAAGTTCAAATAGCACTACGTAAAGCATCTGTTGCAGAAGCAATCTGTAACACAGACTATATGGGTGAAATTAAAAACTTTGGGGATACAGTTAATATAGTAAAAGAACCACAAATAACAGTAAGTGATTATACTAGAGGTCTAGCGACTTCTGCTACAGCAATTACTGACGAAGAGCTTGTTCTTACAGTAGACCAAGCTAAATACTTTCAATTCGCACTAGATGATATTGAAAAGAGATTTTCACATATCAACTTCCAATCAGTTGCATCAGACAATGCAGCATACAAGCTAAGAGATGCTTTAGACAGTAATGTCTTTACATATCTAGGTCTTGATGCTTCATCTATCGGTGCTACTAGACAAGGAAGTACATCAACACCTGATACAATAGGTTTTGGTACTGGTGAAGTTGACCCTTTAAATGAGATGAGTCAAGCTGCTTTTTTTCTCGACAGACAAAATTGCCCTGAAGAGGGTCGTTGGTTTGTTGGAGCACCTGAGTGGTACGAATCTTTAGCTAACACAGCTTCTAAACTATTATCAGTTGATTACAACGCTGGTAAAGGTAGTCTTAGAAATGGATTAGTTGCAAGTGGTCTCGTTAGAGGTTTCCAAATGTACAAATCAAATAATCTAGCAACAAATGACTTAACAGCAGCTACACCTGCTGGGACAGCAACTGCTCCTGTGGCAACATGGGGTCAAATGAGTGCCGTTTCGTGTGCATCTCAATTGAAGATTGTTGAAAGTTTAAGAAGTACTACTACTTTCGCTGACATAGTAAGAGGATTACTTGTCTTCGGAAGAAAAGTTCTTAGAACTGACTGCGTTGGAAGAACAATTTACGTTATAGCCTAATTTATTAGTCTTTACGTTATTGTTAGTATTAAACCTAACACCTAGATAGGGGGTTGAAATATACCCCCTGTCTTTTAAAATCAACCAAAGGATTTATATGGAACATATTAATAAAGCATGGGCTTGGGTTAAAGCCAATAAAAAAATTTCTATTATTGCAGTCGTAGTAGTAGTAGTTATATACAGTCTTGTTAATTAATTTATAGAGGAATTTAAATGAGTAAAGCTGTAAAAAAGCTTAGAAAATATTTTCAGGAACTTCAGAAGTTAGAAGCAAAAGAAGAAGTTGTTTTAGAAAAGATTGATGAAACAATTGATGAATTAGAAAATTGCGACCACTCTGATTGTTCACCTGTTCATCCATTAAAAATTAAAGATTAGAAATGGCAAAAACATATTTAGCACTTACTAATGAATTATTAGTAGAACTTAATGAACCAGAACTTACAGCAGTTGCTGATGGAGTAGGAGTACAAAAACAAGTTTCTAATTGTGTAAATAGAGCTTACTCTGATATAGTAGATGCTGTAGATGATTGGTCTTGGTTAAGTGCTGGTAATCCTGATGACCCTTATTATGGTAATACTACTGTTCAAACAGTTATTGGACAAAGATGGTATTTAGCAAAAGCTTTATCTCCAGATGTAGATGGAGATTTTGATTCAGTAAATTGGGATATGTTTACTCTTGTAGATACTGCCTCACCTTATACAATTAATAAATTAGCTTTTACAACTTTAACAGTTTGGAGAACTAATTATGCAAAATCAGAAGAAGCTTCTGCTAGAACTTCTGAATATGCAGTACCATTAAGAGTTATAAGAAGTTCTGATGGTAGAAGATTTGGATTATCTCCAATACCTGATAAAGTTTATAATATACATTTCTTTGCATATAATAGACCAACTGCTTTATCTGCAGATACAGATACAGTTGCCTTTCCAGAACAATACAAAACAGTTTTATTAGCAAGAGCTAGATATTATATTTATCAATTTAAAGATAATATAGCTCAAGCACAATTAGCATTAGACGAATACAAAAAAGGTTTACAATCTATGGCTGATAATTTAAATTCACCACAACCACAATATATGTCGGATGTAAGATTTACTTATTTGTTACCATAAGGATTAAAAATTTATGCCAACTCAAGGAGCTTCCATTACAGTTGCAGGAGGTTTAGATTTAGTTTCAAGTGCTCACGCATTATTTAGAACCCCTGGAGCAGCAACTATTTTACAAAACTTTGAATCAGCTACTACTGGTGGCTATCGAAGAATAAATGGATTTGCAAAATGGGGTGGAGCAAGTGCAACAGTTCCAACTGGTCTTGCAACAGATGATATAACAGGATTAGTTCCATATGCTGATGGAGTTATTGCTTGTCAAGCTAATAATATTTATTGGAGTCTAGATGGTATAAGTTGGACTCAAATAAATAAAGATACTTATAAAGCTCTTACAGGTACAGTTGCAGTAACTGCAAGTTCAGCAGCAGTTGTTGGAACTGGAACAACTTTTACAACTGAATTAGCTGTAGATGATAGAGTAAAAATTAATAGTATTAAATACAGAGTTTTATCTATTACAGATAATACAAATTTAACATTAGATATTGATGTAGTATCTACTGCTAGTAGTCAATCTATTTATAGAAGTGGAATGATAGCTAGTGAATTATCAAGTGCTACAGCAATTGTAAGAACTAATCAAACTAATAATCAGTTTGCTAAATATGAATCAAAAGGTGCTTATGGAACCTTATATATTGTTGATGATGTTAATAAAATAGCTGAATTTCAAATTACTAAATCAGGTGCTGTATATAGTTATTATTTTGAAGAATTAGATAGGTCAGCTCCAGTTAATCCTTCAAGAGCTACTATTTTTTCAGAACGATTAGTAGTAGCAGGACAATCTGTATCAACAAGTACTGTTGCTTATAGTGGTCGTTTAAAACCTTATGATTTTGAAGCTACTGGTTCAGGAACAATTGATGTTGGAGATATTATTGTAGGTATTAAAGTCTTCAGAAATACTCTTATTATTTTTTGTAAAAATAGTATATTTGAGTTGACAAGCCTTGATTCTGACCCTATACTTAAATCTATAACCAAAAATATAGGTTGTATAGATGGAAATACAATTCAGGAAATAGGTGGAGATTTAATTTTTCTAGCACCTGATGGTTTAAGAACAGTTGCTGGAACAGCTAGAATTGGTGATATTGAAATTGGTTCTATTAGTAGAAAAATTTTACCAAGAATAAATGAAATATTAGATAATATTGCTGACTATACTCTTTCTAGTATGGTTATTCGAGAAAGAAGTCAATACAGATTATTTTACTTTCAATCAGGTCAAGCTAATTCAAGTCAAAGTGGAATCATAGGAACATTTAAATTTGATGAACAAGGAATTCCTGCTTTTGAATGGAGTGAATCAAAAGGATTGGTAGTTAAAACTTGTACTTCAGATTTAAATACTTCTAATGAAGAAGTTAAATTTAGTGCAGATGAAACTGGTTTTGTTTACTCACATGATACTGGAAACAATTTTAATGGTTCCAATATTGATGCAAGATTTCAAACACCAGATATGGACTATGGTGATAATGGTTTAAGAAAAAGTCTTTACGCAGTTAAAGCAAATATTAATCCAGAAGGAACACAAGACGATTTAAAATTAAGAATTAGATATGATTTTGAATCTACAGATGTACCCCAACCTGGAGAATTTAGTGTTGGTACTTTAAATCGAGCATCTTTATATGGAACTGCTGCATATGGAAGTGGAACATATGGTGCAGTAGTTTTACCAAGTAAAAGAATGTTAGTAGTAGGAAGTGGATTTTCAAATAGTTTTAGATTTTTTAGTGATGATACAAATGCAGCTTATTCAGTTAATGGATTATTCGTATCATTTATAGCAGGAGGAAGAAGATAATATGGCAGGTTATACACGACAAACCACATTTACAACTGGTAATACAATTGAAGTTGCAGATTTTAATAATGAATATAATCAATTATTAGCAGCATTTAATAGTGGTTCAGGTGTAACTGCAGGACATAAACATGATGGCACAGCAGCCGAAGGTCCTGTTATTTCTGTCCTTGGAGATTCAGGTGTTGCTACACCATTAAATAAAATTTTAGTTGATACTGCAAATAAACATATAGAATTTTATACAGATGTAAGTTCTGCAGCAGTACAACAAGTAAGAATTCAAGATGGAGCAATCGTTCCAATTTTAACTAATGATATAGATTTAGGTACAGCTTCTTTAGAATATAAAGATATACATATTGATGGAACTGCAAATTTTCTTCATGGAATACCACACTTTGCAATATCCTTAGGTCTGGAACATAAAAAAGAGATTATTTGTGGAATTATCTATGATCCAATTA